TTGAAACCAAAAACACCCTGGTACTCAAGGCCCAGGACACGATCCAGGGAAGCCGCATCGAGTGGGACGCCGGCTGGACCGATATCGCCCAGGCATTCCTGACCATCAAACGCGGCACCACCACCAGCGGTCAGATGACCTACAGCGCTTCGCGCACAGACGCCACCGGCCACGCCGACATCGCCTGGGCCGTCATGCACGCCCTGGCCAATGAACCCCTAAACCACAACAAGCGGCGCCGCAGCCGCTATGTCACGAGCGGAACCAATGCCCAAGCCACGACGCAGAAAACCCCAGGCCAACCAGCAGGTGCAACAGCCACAGCCCATGCGGGCGTTCACCTTCGGGGAGCCCGAACAGGTGCTATCCGGCAACATAGGCGAGTACCTGGGGGTATTTCTCAGCGACGACGGCGAAATCTACAAGCCGCCGGTGTCCCGGGCGGGCCTGGCCAAGCTGCTGCGCGCCAACGCTCACCACGGCGCCATTCCCAAGTTCAAGCGCAACCTGCTGTTGCGTGAATTCATACCCTCAGAGGGCTGCAGTACGCAGACCATGGGCCGGGCCAGCCTGGATTACATGGTGTTTGGCGAAGCATATTTCTATCGCGATACCAACGCCTTTGGCGAAGTGCTGGAGATGCAGCACCTGCCGGCGATTAACATGCGGGTGAAGGTGGACGGCGGATTCAGGATGCTGCTGCCAGACAGCAAATATATGGACTTCGACCAGGACGAAATCGAACACGTCCTGGACTACGACGTGGAACAGAACATCTACGGCGTGCCCGACTACCTGGGCGGTCTGCAGGCGCTGTTGCTCAACGAAGCCGCGACCCTGTTCCGCCGGCGGTACTACAGCAACGGCGCGCACGCAGGTTACATCTTCTACACCAACGACCCGGACCTGACCGAGGAAGACGAAGAAAACCTGCGCGCCCAGATCAGCGCCAGTAAGGGCGTGGGCAACTTCCGCTCGATGTTCGTCAACATCCCCAACGGCAAGGAAAACGCGATTCAGATCATTCCCGTGGGGGACTTCCAAGCCAAGGACGAGCTGGAGAAGGTCAAGAACATTACCCGCAACGACGTGATCGCCGCCTGGCGGATGAACCCAGCTTTGGCCGGGATCATCCCGGAAAATAACGGCGGGTTTGGGGATATCGAAAAGATTGATCGCGTTTACACCAGTAACGAAATAAGGCCAATTTGTCAGCTGTTCAATCAGTTAAATGAAACACTGAGAAACGACAGGAAAATAAGCTGGGAAAAGCCAATAACACTAGTTGATAGCACTGCAAAAACAGACTAAAGCAGCTATTACCACTAACAATTGTGGCAAAATATAGGCTGTTGGCTGCCCTGGGGAGGGACACAATGAGAGTTGTATGCAAGTGCGGAAACAAAGGCCGTATCGCCTCTAGAGAAGAGCTTTCGCGGGATTTTGCGAAGCTGTATTGCCAGTGCCTCGACGCAACATGCGGGCACACGTGGGTAGCGAATTTGACGTTTTCGCACACGCTCAGCCCGTCCGCTCAATCCTACGAAAGAATGCTATTTGACCGATTGAGGGATATGCCCAGGGCGAAGCAGCGAGAACTGTTCGATCAGCTTGGCGCTGCTTGAGACCTAAGGAAACGCCGGCCACAAGGGGCCGGCGCATGCTTTCGAGGTTATGACAGGTTTGTCATTCGACGTCAGAGGGCTGAGCTAAATAACCAGTAATCCGTCGTACTTGCTTACGGTCTTTTTCAGATATTTGTCGGTATAGCTTGATAAGGCGCACTTCCAATGCAGTCAGTTCCAGCCATTCATTACCAACTGATTCGCGATAGCTGCTTTCCAATTTCTTGCGATCCAACATGCGTACTGCTCCGTTATTGCGTTTGCTGAACCGCCGTTATTTGGCAGTGATACCCAGCCTGACGCAGCAATTTCATCGGAGAGACGCAAATTGTTACAAGTTAATCGCGATGTTCATCCGCCTCAGCAGCCATAGACTTTACGATCCGACGCACAGTTTTTTGATCATCAGCAGGCAAACGCCTGAACTGTTCAACCAGATCCGCTTCTACCGGATCAAGGCCCTGACCTGGTGGCGGGGAGCGGTGTCCAGAAAGCACGTAGCCCGCGTCAACCTTGTGTTCCGTCAATGCAGAAACATAACGAAGGTCCAATGAATTGGCGCCTAGCTCGTAATTTTTTTGAGTCCCACGGCTGACCCCCAGCAACGTTCCAAAATCCGTTTGATTCAAACCTAATCGCTCGCGCTCTTCTCTTAGGCGATCACCTACCCCGTCAGCTATGAGCATTTTTTTATTCACCACACTTGACCTGATCAAATATTTGACCAAGAATCGCCCCAGACAAACAGAAATAACCACAAACAAACAGAGTAGACATGATGCCCGCCACCATTACACCCGAGCAAGCCCGGGCCGCTCTTGATCACAAGGGAGTGAGCATCGCGGAGTTCAGCCGCAGACACGGTTTGAATAAAAATTTAGTCAGCGACCTATTGAACGGTCGGATCAAAGGTCGCCGTGGGGAGGCACATCGCGCCGCCGTGTTACTCGGCATCAAAGACGGCGTAATTGCACAGTAATAGCCAGGCCATTGGGGGAACAGCAGAAGATGAAAAGTCAGGTTCTAAAAACACGCCGTGAAGTCGTCAGTGCAATTATTTGCACCTTTGAAGGTGGCCGCGAACGCGCCGCCGCCCGCATCGGGCTACCTCTCAAGAAGTTTGATAACCACGCTTACGAGAACAATAACTGCCGTCCGCTGACAGACTTTCAGATCTATCAGCTGGAACAAGTCACAGGCACCCAGCACCTGGCCAACTACGTAGCGGCCATGTACGGCGGCATGTTCGTGCCGGTCATCCAACCGGAAAACCTAGACAACGTTGAGATGTATGCACGGGCAGTGCAGACGTCGGCCAAACAGGGCACGGTCGACCAGGTTATCGCTCAGGCTATCGAGGACGGAGTAATCACCGAAGACGAGGCCGAATTGATCCTGAACGCGCACGTCTTGCACATAGCTGCACGTACTGCCGAAATTCATGCCGCCATCGATCTCTACCGCGCCAAGTCAGGGAAAGGCCAATGAACACTCAAACCAATACCCTGGACTACAAGCAGTGCATGCAGAACGCTGCACGGGCGTTTCTTGAGCGCCATCAAGCCGAACATCTAGGTGACCTATCGGCGCTTCGCAAACGGGCAATCTTTCATCTGGTTGAGAACCTCGACGTGGCCGAACCGCTAGCAACCAAACTGACCGACCTTGCCCACATTGAGTTGTTGGAACTGGCACACCGCCAACGCTCCGCGAACTCGTAACACCCAACCCTACCAATCGCCGGCCCCACCTCCCGTGGGTTTGGGTGAGCTGCGCCCGAAATTGAGGTTTAACGATGACAAACGCCGTAATTGTCACCACACAACTGCCCCCAGCCGAGGCCGAAGCGTTATTGGCCAACCTGCGTGAACAGTATCGCTTGAGCCTCAACGAACACTGGTACGCCGACCAATTCCGCCTTGTTGCGGCCGGTCTGCGCCATGGCGCAATTCTCGCCCACATCCCGGTCATGGCTGCGCAAAAACGCCTCATGGCAGCCCTGTCCCACAGCCTCAAAGCAGTGAAGTAACCCCATGAAAGAAGACCTACGTCACGACGTGCTGCAACGCCTTCAGGCCGACTTCGGGCTCAAGCACCGCACGGGCACCGACTACATGCGCGGCGGCACCTGCCCGAAGTGCAAAAAGAAAGAACTGTATTCCCGCTTTGATACGCCATGGATGGTGATTTGTGGTCGCCCCGAAAAGTGCGGCCACACCCTGCACGTGAAAGAGCTGTACGACGATCTGTTCGAAGACTGGAGCAAGCGAGCACCGGCGACAGACCAGCATCCCAACGCAACGGCACGCGCCTATCTGGAGTTCGCCCGGGGCTTTCGGTTTGAGCTGATCCAGGGCTGGTTTACCCAGGAAACGTTCTACTCCGCTGAACACAACGCAGGCAGCGCAACGGTGCGCTTCGCCTTGGAAAAAGGCGGTTGGTGGGAACGCCTGATCGATCAGCCACACCGCTTCGGCAAGATGAAAGCCCGCTTCAAATCCAAGGATAGCTATCGCGGCGTCTGGTGGTGCCCGCCCTGCGTCGACCTTCTTGAAGCCAAGGAAATCTGGATTGTTGAAGGCATCTTCGACGCCATCGCCCTGGTGCACAACGACATCGCGGCCGTATCGGCCATGTCGTCCAATGCGTTCCCTGGTGACTCACTCAAGGCACTGATTAAGACCCGCGAGGGCGGGAAGTTGCCCAAGCTGGTTTGGGCGCTTGATAACGAGCCCAGCGCCAACGCCTACACCAGACGCTGGGTACGCGAAGCCCGCGCCCTAGGCTTTGTCTGCGAGTCTGCGCAGATCCCGCAACGCGACGGCCGCAAGTCAGACTGGAACGATCTCCATCAGCGCTGGAGCTTCATCCTGGACGACACCAAGCGCGCCGAACAGATCGCTACTGACCTCAAGCAAGCCCGCCATCAGGGC